ACCATTGTTAAAGTTTACAACCTTTGTACCGCTAAAACCGTTTAAAGTATCGTTGATTAAATAGTCTCCAATTTCTTCTTCTAAAAATGCATAAGGTAAAGCTCCTGCATAATCCACAGGTGAATAATATTTGAATCCACTTGAGTAAGATGATACTATTGCTATTTCTGTACTTTTGCCATTAGTAGAACCAAATACAGGAAATGCTTTTAACGTGTCAGAACGTCTGTAATCGCTCCAATTTGGGTGATAATACCAAACGTCTACTTCGCCTTTATCGTTACATATACCTGCTCTTAAAGTTTCCATAGGAAAGTGCGTAACTTTTTCTACCTTCTTGCCTTTGTAAACAACTTGAAAAGCACCCATACCTAATTTTTTTCTGTCAGATATAACACGCTTTAAGTCTTTAGGTTTGAATAGTATTTTAAGTGTTGCGTATTCTCCTGTTTTTCTTTTAGAATCTAAAGCATCTATTCCTTTACCGTATATCATTTTAGATACACCGTCAATAATAGCTTGGTTTGTTGTGCTTCCTACATATCTGTCGATTAAGTATTGGAAATAGTTGTTGTCGTTTCCATACTCAACAAATTCTCCTTGTGTATTTTCTTCAATACTTGGAGACGTGTAAGATGATAAGTTTATTACGTGCAAATTATTCATAAATAGTATATTCGTTATTTGTTGAATGTTCTTTTATATTGCCTTCAGAATATGAATAAGGCATCTGATTAGTTTCGTCCTGTGCTGATACGTATATTTTGTCTTTGTAAACTGTTTCTTGACGTGAATCATACACTCTAAAATCGTATGTATGTCCTTCAATTAAAAAAAGTGTTGTTTTATCAAAAGTGAAAGATATTTCTCTGTGATTAGGATATATAGTAACAAAATCTCTCAAGTCAAAATTAACTGTTATGTTCGTTTGGTCATCACGGAATGACATACCATCAGCATTAAGGTCTCTGCCTATAAATTTTACAGTTTGTACGTTATCTGTTGGTCTTAATATAATCATTTAGGTTTGTTTAGTTATTTTACTAATTACTTCGTTTTTTGTATAAAATTAAAAAGGGATACATTTCTGCACCCCTTTATTATTCAAACGATAGTTATTTCTAACTCGTTATTATTGTCGCTTCAGAGCCTGATGTGTACCAAGCACCGTTAAAGTTAGCAGGTTCAACTTCCATAGCAGATATGTTAATAGTATATCCATTAAAATCTCCCATAGCCGTTCCACTTGCAGTTGAGAAAGAAACATTACATCCGTTTCTTAATCCGTAAGTTTTCATATCTCCATTCCAATCTTCAACCAATATTCTTGGTCTACCGTAAGCCATTAATTTCAACTCTTTACGAGTTTGCGAATCTTGACGTTTAAGTTGAACAGTACCTGTAGTTGTATAAAATACAGTTCCATTTTCTTCATTAGATTCTCCTGCTTCATCAAAAGATGCACCACCACGAACTTCATATTTGAATAATTCGATAGGTGAGCCTGATACATTAGCAGAAATTACATCATTTGTTATAATAAAATCTGTATCAACATCAAAAGAGTCATCCCAATTCCAAACATATATAGCTTTGATACCCCCAACTGTTTTACACGTATTTGCTACCCGTCCGTGTGATATATCGCAAGCCATAAATTAAAGAGTTATTGTAGTTGAACTAATTGTTAAACCTGTAGCAGTTAAAGATGTGAATCTTGCAGGTACAGATGATAAACAAGTTACTGTTACATTGTATCCGTTTAAGTCTCCCATTGCACCACCACTTACAGAATTAACTGAAGTATCGCAACCGTCTCTTAAACCATATACTTTAACAGAACCGTCATAACCTTCTGTAATTACTACGTGATTTCCTTTTGATAATAATTCAAGTTGTTCTCTTGTATCAGCATCTTGTTTTTTGAACTGAAAAGTTCCTGTAGACGTATAGAATGATGTACCGTTGTCTCTTGATACTTCATTAGTCTCGTCCATTGTGTTAGCACCTCTTAATTCCCATTTAAAAACAGTTAAAGCAGTATCGAATGAAGTTACGCTACCGTCAGATGCAACAGTATAATCTTCTGTCGAATCCCAAGCACCGAAATATACATTCTTTAAACCACCTACTGATTTACACGGTGTAAGACGTCCGCTTAAAATTTCACAAGCCATATTTTTATGTATTTATTATTAATTAAAAAAAAAGGGTAAGTAGACAAACTACCTACCCTATTGTTGATTGTTAGCTAATATTAGTTAGCTCCGTTTACGATTCCGTAAGTGATGATGTCTTCAACGTTTCCGTACTGTACACCTGCGGTCATTCTCATAACAAAACGTACATTTTCTGAGCCGTCTAAATCGCTCATATCCAAGACCTTAACTTGATTTTCATCATTTAGCAGTCCGCAACCAAAGAATAAGTTAGACTTTTCTGCACAGATAGCAACATTGTTGCTCATACCGTTACAAACGAATAATTTAACACCGTCAAACATTAGGTCTCCCATTGATTGATTGTTACCTTCTCCTCTGTAACCGTTAGCACCTAAACCGTTAGAACCAAATCCACCTAAAGCACGTACATAAGCTCTGTAGATGTTTTGAGAAACGTAGATAGATAAATCTTCTTTTCCGTAAAGTTGAGCAGGAATAGCATCTACTATTTTCCCTAATTCATCAATAACATTAGAAGCATCAACAGTAGTTCCTGTGATTTCGTTAGCAGCAGGTAAATCAGCATCTAAAGCTAAAAGAGTTTCAAAACCATCAAATTCCCCTGAAGTAGTTTTGTCTCCTTGCCATAATGCAATCTCGTTAGCTTCAGCTACTTTAGAAACCATATAACCGATTAGGTAATCAGCGAAAGTCTTAGGAAGTACATCAAATGCAGAATATCCCATTTCAACTGCTTGCCAATCATCTCTGAAGTCAGCTTTACAAAGTTGAGTGTTTACCTGAATAGCTTTAGGCTCTAAAGTTCTTTCAGTTTTAGTGATAGTAGATGTAGCAGTAAAGTCACAAGAACCATCTTTTAAAAGACCGTCAGTTGATAATTTAGAAACTACTTGTTTGAACTTAATGTTCGGTTTAACAGTTATCCCTCCTTGAGCGATAGTGTTAGCAGATAATAAAGCAGCAGAGATAAATTCTCCTGAATGCTCACCTGCGTAAGTTGTTGTAATACTTGTTGTTGTTGCCATAGCAAATTTTTATTTAAAAAGTTTATTAAAGACTCTCTCTTGAGTAGTCATATTAGATTGTTTGCGTGTTTGTTTGAAGGTAAACGTCTTTTTAACTTCAGTGTTTGGATTGTGAGAATGAAGTTCGGTTGATTCTTCTTCAACTACTTCTTCCACTTTTGATAATTCTGTTACTTGAGCTTTAAGAGCTTCAATTTCAGCTTGTAGTTTTTCAACCTCAGCGAAATGAGTTTCTTTAGATACAGACTCAACAACTTTTTTAGGAGTTGCAGGAGCTTCAGTTTCGTTAGCCAATTCAGGTTCATCTTGAGCAGGAGCTTCTTCTTGAGCAGGCTCTTCAGCAGGCTCTTCAGCTTGTTCCTTAATCTCAGCGATAATACCTTCTTCAACTACAACTAAAACTTGTCCGTTTTCTAAATCATATTCTCCAACAGGTAAAGCTACACGCTCGTTATCTTGAACGATAAAAACTTCTTTGTCAGCTTCAAATGATTCAGCTTCAATAGTAACACCATTATCTAATTTCATTGACTCAAATTTTACTTCCATTCCGAGTAAAGCTTTGATTCCTTTGATAGCGTCTTTTGCTTCCATAAATTAAATATTGATTTTAGTTATATTCTTAAAGTTATTTTACTAATTAATAAAGTATCTGTAAGGTTTTCACTACTAAAAACCCTACAGACACTGTCATTACTACTCTTCTGTTGTTTGGTCGTTTAAATTACCAATACCTTGCTTCCAATATTCAGGACAATCACATTTGCAATCATCGATTGTGTATGTGTTTCTTACTTTGCAATACGTAGCTCTCATTATGTCAATCCGTTTATATTAACAGTTTGTATATCATTACTAACCATACTATTTAATTGTAACTTAGTGTAGTTTTGGTCTGAAGGATAGACTTGATTTCTAATCATATTAGAATAAGAATCAGACGTTCCATCTCCCATTAACCAAACTTGAGTAGAAAATGATGAGCCACCATTATTTAACTGAAAGTTATTAGTTGTTCCTGTTGAAGTTGGAAATCTAAAAACATTCCCTACTTTGTAATCTGTAAGCCACTTCTTAGGGTCTGTAATCATCATTTCAATTTCAGTAGAATCAGGCATAGCAACATTATGAGGCAAAGTTGTTACAACCATACTCGCCACTTTTCCGTGAAAGTTTCTATTAGAACCTCTACCACCAATAGTAAGATTATTAAGAATTGCTCTATCCATTCTACCACCTGTGGTTATCCAATTAGCAGAAGTTGATACATTGTACACGTAAGTTAAATCCCAATTATTAGTTGGGTTTACAACTCTAATGTCAAAGCAATCAGCCAAGTTAGCAGCAGTAGCGTTAGAGCCACTTAGCCTTGTTCCATTGTGAGCAATATAAACTGCTCTCCAACCTGTAATTGCTTGGTTGCTAATTCTACACTCATTTAAAGCACCTTGTCTACCCCATCCAAAATATAACATACCATTCGAGTCAGTTCTTAAGTAAATGTTATCATCAGTAGAACCTGCTCCTTCACCGTAATTCCAAATGTGTTGGTTAGAGGAGTTAAAGTCTGAATTAAATACTATAGCAGTAGCCCAAGGTCTTCCACCTAAATCATCAGTAGTGTTACCTGAAGTAGTCGGAGCAGAAACTGTCCAACCTACTTGTAGTTGTAAAGGATTGACAGCACTATTATTACTAACTTGTATAGCGTGTTCAGAACTTCCACTAAAATCCAATGCTTTAGTCCAAGGCGTATCATTAGTTGTTACAGGAGCTACATCTGTAGCAGTTACAGTCATTGTACCTACAGAACTACCATATGAATTTGCTCTTGTTACCGTAATAGTGTAAGTAGTATCTGCACCTACGTCTGCTAAAGTACCTTGAATAACAGAATAGTTATCATATACTAATCCACTTCCTGAAGGACTAATAGATACACTTGTTGTCCAAGATGCACCTGCAGGTGTTACTTGAATGTTTACATTAGTACCTTCTTCTTGAGTTATGTCAGAAGAGCTAAATGCAGAAGGAGTTAAATCTGAATCCGTTAATGACGTTACTTCAGTCCAATTAATAGCATTTCCTTCAAATGTCTGTGCGTTAGTAGGAGGCACTGTAGCTACCATTGTACTGTTAGTATCAGGCATATACCAAGTTGTGTTAGTAGGGTCATCATCATAAGTGTGAGTATGACTTGTACCACTTCCACCTTCTACCGTATCATAGTAATTAGCTTCTTCTTCTGTGACAAACAAAGGATATTGGAATACTCCGTCAGGACTCTCAATATATCTGAAATACATTGTAGGTGCAGCAGGTTCTAATAAGTGTACTTTTGGTAGACTATATAATCTTACATTAGTGTCTCCTGTTTTGATACCTAACCTGTACTCAACACCTTCAACAGAAGGATAAGAAGTTCTAACGTGAGGTACCCAATCAGTACCATTTCTTAAAGTATCAATAGATATAAACCCATTAGCATCAAGACCTACTCTTACTTTTATAGGATTACCTGCTAACCAATCTGCTTGCTCGTCTGTTCCGTTGAAATTTGACCAACCACTTCGCATAGAGTAAGAAGTATTCGCACCATAGTTAGTCCAAGAACCATTAGGAGTTGGATGAAACCAATGTGAGAATTGGAATCCGTAATGCGAGCTATTTGAAGTACCGAAAGTAGAAGGATTAGCATAAGTAGCGTTACCACTATAATAACCATCGTCATAACTGTCTTGAGTATGCACAAGTCCAAAACCGATAGTACCCTCTACTCTAATATCAAAAGTAAAGTACTCTCCTGCTTGGTTAATAGTTTCTGTAGATAAATAACCATTTAAAGCACCTGAAGCACTTGAACCAAAAACATCATTTCCAATAGGGTCTATACCATTACCTATGTAAGTTGGATTTACAATATCAACACCACTTACATCAGCTACCATAGTTGAGTATGGGTCTGCAATTACTACAGATTCAAAAGCACCTACAGTAAACAATTCATTTAGCGTGTTTACGACGTCTTGTAAGCCTCCTGCGACACTATTTCCGTCTACTGTTACATTTGTATGGTCTAACTTAGTAAAGTACGTTATATCGCCTTGTATTGCTTTTATATGTATAGTGCCATCTGCGTGACCTACTGCTTTAATTGCATTTACTCCATAATGATAACCGTTATCAAACAATACAGAAGTATTTGTAGCATCTAATTTAAAATCTACAACCTCATTTGTTAAGTCTGTGCCACTATCATTGGTAAATCCTATTACGTTAGCGTGAGTAGTTATATAGTCAGCACATTCTTGAGCATTAGCAAAACCATTACCATCTGCATCAACGAAAGTAGTATACGGTATTCTAAAGAACTCGTATTCTATATTACCTGTATCTGCAGTAATTACATCGTTAATTACGTTCACAGAATCTGTTTGTACGGAATCAACTTCACCACTTAAACAAGCGTTCCAATATGTAGGGTTAGATGTACCTTCAAAGTTTATACAGTTACCTGCTTCGTTTCTTTTTATCTTTATAGCCATTTATTATCGTATTATAGTTATTAAAATTCCTAAAGGTTGAATAATTATTGGATTGTCTGATTTGACAGAAGGCAAAGTTAATGCATTAACATCTTCGTTACTTGTTATCCAAGCAGAAATCTCAACTCTATTCAAATAAGTATTTCCTACTGTTCCACCACCATAGAAAATAGGTTGTGTAGTCAGTGGAAATGTGAATGTAATATCATCGTTATCATTTCTGTTAGAATACCACAAAGCAGGTTCTAATGTTGTGTTAGCTATTTGTGGAATAGCATTGAAATCAAAACGAACTCTTAATTGGTCTCCGTACTGTAAATCGTTTAGCTTAATTCTACCTATACTGCCTTCAAACCCTGTGCCTGTTGAAGTAGGATAATTTTCGTCAAAGTCATACTCATAATCAACTAAAGTATCTATTCCATCAGGTAAGTTAGCACCTTGAAACAATCCTATGTTTTGCTTTCCTGTTGGATTTGGTGTAGTCCAATAAGGATTGTCTACCGCTTGATGTACTGCTTTATCTAATGAAAATACTTTATATAAATCATTATTCACATCATCTTGCGTGTAGTTTATCCCTACTCCTGCTTCCCAAACGTAATCATTACTCAAAGGTTTTCCTGCAAATGCTCCTGTATGAGAATAACCTGCAACAGATTCAATCCTTGGAGAATCCGCTGAATGTTTAGACTTCGATGCTCTTGTTTCAGAATTATCTACTGAAACCGAAATACCTTGACCTTGTGGTTCATAGGAATCGTTAGACGAATTAACGTCTGTTCTAATTTCTGCCATTTATTAATTGTTTATTTTAGTTAGTAAATCTTTTATTTGTGCTAATATTTTCTCGTCTTCAGTTAATTCAACTTCAGCAGATGCTTCAATCTTTTTATCTGAAAATCTACCTTCAATGCTGAAACCTAAATACACGCCTTTTTTAACTTCGTCCCAAACCTTGTCGTTATCAACTTTCATAATAACACACCAAGCACCCTCGACTGCATTTAAATCGTAAAGATTAGATTTATCATTCTTTGTGTCTTCAACTATCCAAGACTCAACAACGGATAATCCTGTAGCTTCTTTTTCGTGCTCTAACGTAGCTTCATTGTTGTTTAATTGTTTTAAATATAAATGAGATGCTTTGCGTACAGTTTCCTTTGTGAACATTACGTTATATTCATACTCACCTCTGCGTCTGTAGATTTCTTTGTCAGGTACAAGTGCCAAACCAACTACGATTCTTTTTTCGTCATCGATTGATTTAAACTCGACTTTGTGTTGCGATAATGCAACCCAATTCTCCTCAATTGCAGGGTGCTCTACAAACGAGATTGCAGATATTCCATCTTCAACGTTTTCCTCGTCTATAAATAATTCTATTGTATCTAATGCCATAATATTGTGTTTATATATTCTACTAATTAAATCGTATTCTGTAAAAAATTAAAATCCCGCATCTTCTATTCTGTTTCTTTCCAATGCGTTTGCTGAAGCAACATCTGTACTTGTAACGTATGCTTGAATAGGATTACTATCTTGCTGATTAGTTATAGATGTAGCTAAACTATCGTTTTGTGATTGTGTTTGATTAACTGTATCGAATGAAGTTGGTAATGGTATTGAGCCACTACTGAAACCGCCACCACTTGCACCTGTTGAACCTGCGACTTGTTTTACTTTAGATGTGGCACTTTTTACTGCTGAGATTATACCAACTGCTTGAGCTGCAAATCCCACTAACAAAGGTATATTTTGGGGAAATCCAACACTTGCAGTTTTAGCTGAACCCGCAGCTATATCAGCTCCTGCTTCTGCTCCTTTTACTGTCGCTTTAGTTAATGATTGCTTAGCAGTGAATAAAGTACCTTTCACCTCCATTAACATCTCCTTAGCTTGTAACAATGCTTTAGCTACTAATAAAGCTTTTCCCATTTTAGTTTCTTCTCCTGCTAACCTTGCTAATGTGTCAAATGTTGCTATTTTTTCTTGTCTTCTTTTCTCTTCTAAATCCTTTTCTTCTTGAAGTAATTTAGCTTTATTATCAGCTTCATCTTGTTGTCTTTTAGCTTCTTCTTCGGCTAATTTATCATCTTTTTCTTTTTGAGCAATCCTATCAGCTTCTTTTATAGCGTTTAAATCGTCAATATATCTTTGCTCAACTTCTAATTTTAACTGATTTTTTTCTTCTTCTTCTAATTTTAACTCTTCAAGTTTTAATAACCTATCTTCTTTTTCTTGATTTATTTTCTCTATTCTTTCGTCATCATTTTTATCTGCTAAATCTTTTTTGAATTTTTCTAAGTCATCAATAGCTTTTTGTTCTTCTGCAAGTATTCGTTTATTGTCGGCAGATATTTCTTTATTTAATCTATTTAATTCTCTTTGTGTTTGACGTTGTGAGTTAGTTCTTGCAGCTTGTTGTCTTATTACCGCAGCTTGTAAACGTGCTTCTTCGTTTAAATTTTCCTTGTTGCTTCTTGAAAATGTATTTTCTAAAGTTTGTGCATCCGCACGTAATTTAAGTACTTTAGTTTCTTTTTCAAGTAATATATCTTCCAATTTTTGAGCATCCAATAGAGCTTGTTTGCGTTCTTCAGCACCAAATTTATCTTCTTCCCTTGATTTTAATCTCAGGTTAGCTATCTTGTTTTCTAATGTAGCTTTTTGAAGCATTAATTTACGTTCTTCTATTTCGGCTTTAGCTCTCATATCTGCCACTTTTGCAGCTGCGTTTCCTTCTCTTACTTGTTCCTTACCGAATTCAACAACTGCATCTTTTGCTTCAATCACTTTGTCTGTGAAATCTTCAACACCTAAAGTAACTTTTGCTATAGCATCTCCTGCGACCTTTCCTGCTTCTACAAATTCACCTTTGAATAATAAATTTATAGCCGCACCTAATTTAGGAATTAATTCTGTTAAACCTTCAAGTCTATTTGATATATTTTCTTTTACTAATTTACTAAAGCTTTTAATAGCTTCTTTTGGATTCTCAAAAACAGATATGATTTTCTCACCTAAGTCAGCTAAAAGGTCGGTAAGATTGCCAACAACTGCGCCAATAACACCCATTAACTTAGCAAACTTGTTTTGACCTTCTTCTGAATCTTTAAAAGCACGTCCAACTGCTAAAACTGCAATAGCCAAAGCACCTATTCCTGATGCTATAATCGCGGTTCGTAATGAGACAAACGCTAATCTGACTTTCCCGATTATTCCTGTTAAAGCAGACAATTTACCACCTGATATAGTGTTTAATTGAGATTTCATTTCTGAAGATGCCTCGCTTGTTCCTTTCAGTCCTTTGTTTAGTTTTTTTACATCTTTAGTAACGTCATCGATATCTGATTCGACTTTGATGTTTACTACTTTGTTAATATCTGCCATTGTCTTTTTATTTGTGTTACTCCTTTTTTAAGAGTTGTTGGTAATTCGTTTTTTCCTTTTGCGATTTCGATTGCTTCAGACTCTCCCGTCCAATCAGCTAATCTTAGTAATTCAAATACTTGTTCCATTATGCAGTCGATTGTGTGAATGATGATGATGTTGTTGAGTTGCCACTTACGTCTGTTGCTATTGCTCTAAAGTCATAAGATGTTGAGCTTGATAAACCCTTTATAATATTAGTACTTGTTTTGCTTGTGCCTAAAAGATAAATAGTATTAGCATCTAACCAATCAGAATCAATAGTCTTTTTATATTGAAAAAGTATATTATAAAGACCCCCATTATCTATAACTTCATAGTCAGATGTTACGCTTGATGTGTTTCTTGAATTGAAACTAAAATCAGCAAATGAAGGCGGAGCAGTATCTACATTTATAACGGTTCTCGATTCAATAGAAATGTTATTATCCGAATCCGTTACCTTGTAAGTAACTAACTGAGTTCCTAATAAAGTAGTATCAATATCAGGTGTAGTTATTACTATATCAGCAGTTAAGTTACCATCTTCTGTGTCTGTTGCAGTAGCTCCTGCATCTACGTAAATAGTTGAAGGTGCAATAGTAATAGGATTACTACCGAGTATTGTAATAACAGGTGCATCACCTACAGTTGTAACTTCATAGTCAGCTTCTTCTATTATAGATATACCAATTAATTCAATAGTACTTTTACCACTTGTTAAATCTGTCTTTATAGAGTTAATTCTATACTTTAAATTACGATAAATAAATAAATCATTCAATTCGAAGTTTAATAATATATGCTTAGGCAGATATGCTTCAACAGATACGATTCTATTATTCTTATTAAACAAAGGAGATATATATGACTCATAATATTTTTTATACAATGTATCAGTGAATCTTCTGCTACTATTCCAAGTTGATTGCTCACTACCGAAGTGTAAACTATCAGGAGATGTTGTATGTTCTAAATGCAATGTATTAGAAGGCACATTAAAATGAGTTAATTTATATTCTGTTAAACCATCTAATCGCAATGATATTCCTTCAGACTGAACTGTAGCTACAGGATAATAAAGCAATGTTTTTATATCAACAGGAGATTCGTTTTTGTCTACTGATAAACCCATCTGACAATAAGACTTGCTTCCATCATCTTGATTTATCAATCTATCGAATTTCATATGTGCAAAAGGCACTTTAATATTAAAAACGTTTGATAATGATTCAACAGATTCATTCTTGAACTTATATTCACCCCATCCTTTAGCTTGTTGTAATTCATAGGAGTTTGTTTGTTTGTCTTTTGATGATTGGTATAGTAAAGACACCTCATTATATTTAAAAGCTCCTCTAACGCTTCTATTTGAATCCTCAACGTATTCTGTGATGTCGTACTCGCCACCTTCTGACATATAATCAACAAATGACTTAACAACTATTATCCCATCTTCATCCTCATAAGCGATTAGATTAAACATTTGAAATAATCCTTTTAAGAAGTCAAATATCTTAATATCAGGCATATTGTATGTGATAGTAAAAGGTATATCACGCTGAGCAGTAATAGAACCGTCTAAAGTCCAATCAGTACCACCATCTATTTGTCCGTGAACAGTTATTTCAATAGTATTCGTGCCTTCTACGAATAAATAAAATTTACATCTTGTATTTCTGATTATTTTATCATCAATAGATATTAAACGTTCACCTGTGAAAGGTTCAGTTTGCACTACGTATTCTCCTGCTTCAACATCGTAAATACCTAAGCTATATTCTAACGAATCGTCAGAAGGAGTCATAGTTACATCTATATTACGTAAATTCTCATCGTCATTATCGTACATAACTAAATAACCATTAGCTTGTAAGTCGTATGCACTTGGTTTTGGCAATGTTTCAGTCCAAGAATCGATAGGATATAATACTTTCAATCCTGCTTGTGTTTCGTCTGTTAAATAATTAGAGTCATTTGATAACCACATAAATAACTGATTAAAATCTTCTTGAGACGTGTTCTTAAAGAAGTCAGATGAGAATTCTATATCGTAAGTAGTTTCTATTGCCTCAATGATGTCATTTACACGTAAAGAAGGCTTTAATGAGTATACATCTAATCCGTTTCTTGTGTTGTTTAACGGATTCCAAGCTAAATTAGCAGTATCATCTGAAAATGTACTATCATTATAGTAAATATTAGGCTGAACTGATATCAAACTGTATATTAATTTAGTATCTAATGCAGAGCTATCAGCGTCTCGTGTCTTACCAAGTAACTGAGCTACGAATTCAGGTGTTAAAGAAGCTACTTCACCGTCATTTAAAGAGTTTAATTTGTTGATTTTAGTGTCTTTTAATAGCTTTTTTAGAGCAGATAAACCTCCCACGAACTGTACTTTATACGAAGATGGCAATCCGTCTTTGATTTTAACGTCTTTTAACGTGATATATCCCTTCTTAAACTTGAATCCTAACATAGTAATCGTTGCTTTTTGACGTTTACTGTTATCCAAGCTGTTCAAAACATAGCCTTTTTCGTAATATTTGAATATTTTTTGGTTGTTTTTTGATGCAGGAAGGCTAAAATCTTGCGTATAATCACTAAAAACCGTGTCTAATGAACGAATATCTTTGATGGTTTGCGTTAATTTGACCGTTTCATCGCTAAAAAGGTCTGCTTTTATGTCGTTTATATATAATTCCATAAGATTATCGTATGTTATTTATAGTATCATAAGCAAAATCTACACTAATTTTATAAGAAACTGTCTTATCATTGACAGATGTTCGGTATTTCATATCAGATGTGGTAATATTGATAGGTAAAACTTGCGAATCATACGTTATCCATACTTGCCTTGACAATAAAAGCTCTTCAAAGTACACGTTTTGCGACTCGTCCATAAATGCAGTTGATAAATCAATCGATTTAACGCCGTTTTTATGTAAAAATGTGTTTCTATGTGTTGTAGTGTCATAACTGTCACCAATCAACGTGTTACGCTTATATTTATCGATAGTATTAGCCTTTGTAGACTCAGAACTTTTACCTGTGAACCACATATCCTGTTTAACACCAAAAGAATTAATAAATGTCACCTTATAGCTTGGATATTTAGTACAAGGAAGGTGTTTAATCCAAATTTCCTCAGGTTTACCGTCAATTTTAAT